CGCATATTTTCGAGAGAAGAAGAAATGTAGAGGTATGACTAGATCTGCACTTTGACGAGCGAAAATACTATTACCGACCGATTTATCAAAACCGAGGTTTCTATTAACAAGTGCTCTATTTGCTACCTTTTCAGACATTTCTAAATAAAGATCATCGTAAATGATACCCCAATCATCATGTAATTTTTCAACTTCTATTTCATCTACAAACATAGTGACACTCTTGAGAATATGTCTTCCTAATTGATCTGCATAGTTACCATCTGTGATACCGGGCATAGTGATACTCAACCACATATTACTTAAAAGATCTCCCATGTTTGTTGGGTTGAATTCAACCTTTAGTGTTTGACCAAATGGCCATTTGGGTACCTGCCCAGGATTGACCACGTTCCGACTTCTGTGATACTTTCTAAACTCTGAATGTCTCAAGAGTTCTTTATAATTAAAGAACGAATCATCTGGGTCTTTGGAAAGAAGATACGTATCCTGCTTTCCAATAGCCTTGAGAGAAATCTTTGCAGCTTCACCCATACTTACCTATTGTCTATATATTTTTAATATCATTCTTCCACATAGTTGATGGGGTTGTCGAGGTTAGTGTCTTGAGTTCCAATTTCGCCTGTTCGGATTCTTTGAGAAGTTCACAAACACTCTCATCTGTGTATTGAACAGTCCTAATGTTCAGTAGATAATCATAACTTCCACTAATGAGTGGGAATGTCTGTGAAAGTTGTTCTTCCAGTTCCTTCTTTTTACGACGGAACACTACAATGTTACCGTTTATGACCATAGACACAAAGCGGGACTTGTAATCACACATCTTAGATTTAGCCTCAAGAACCTTGATCAGATACTCTTTCCTCTTATCGTAGTATTCGCGACGAAGGGTGATAAAGTCCATTAAGATCTCCTCGGGTGTCTCATATTTGTGAATACCCTTTGTGGGGTGGAACAAGTGCATGTTCGAGGTTCGGAAAGTCTTTTGAAGTTTGAGATCCTTAACGGCATCTGAACCATTGTAGTCTTGGATGAGAAAATCCACATTCTCAGTTGTACTGTTATTTGTGAAACCACTGATGATTTTCTTTTCAACGAGGGTATCGAGGTGTTCCTTGTAATCTTGGGTCCAGCGTCCCGGGGGGAGTTCAGTCACCTTAACCGTCCTCCCGATACTGGTCCATACACCTTGGGTCACCCACGAATCGTCATCTTGTTCCATGACTTTACCCTTGAAACCCCTGAACCAAGGTTTCATTTTTTGAATTTCTTTTCCATTCAATACATTCATGATATTGTCACGAATGTCCTTGGGGTTAAATGGGGGTACGTAGCAGCTGAATCCGGTACCGATACCCTCACTTCCATTGACCAAGATCATAGGCAAAGTGGGCATGTAAAAGTCTGGTTCAATAGACCGTCCATCATCATCCAAATAATTAAGAATCGCATCATCCTTGGGGTCGAAAAGCTTACGAGCCTCGGTTGTCAGTCGTGTGAAGATATATCTCGTCTGGCTAGCATCTTTCCCACCCATAAGCCGTGTTCCAAATTGACCACACGGTTCGAGGAGATTGATGTTGTTAGATCCTGTGTAGTCATTAGCTAACTTCACAATTGTATCAGCGAGAGATACTTCACCGTGGTGATAGGCACTCTTCTCAGCTACAAATGCAGCCAATTGTGCCACCTTCATCTCAGCAGTCAAATTTTTTTGAAAACATGAATACATAACCTTTCGTTGGGACGGTTTGAGTCCATCACAAACGTGTGCGATCGAACGCTTGAGATCTGCGAGACTGAAATTTACCAGGTCCCTGTGAACAAAGTCGGTGATGTTCAGCTGTTTCACATTACCATAAGGAACCTCTAGTTCTTTGGGGTCTTTTGCAGTGCTTTCAAGAAGCCACGTCTTTCGATCATCAGCCTTTTTCTTGTCAAAGGCCAAAGTAATAGATTTATCAGACATCACATCTGTATCAAACTTGACTGTGAGATCTTCAATTTGCTTGAAATACTCACGCGCCTCCTTCGAAGTTGAGGTACCGAGACCCTTGTAATACTTGATGCGCCACCCGGGTTGTCCATTTCCATACCAGGTCCTGAATTTAGAATCCGTATAGAATGACTTGGTTTGATTACCCCTAGAAGCCTTGATAATCGGGGTGACCATCGATACGACGAATCCCAGCTTGAGGAGACTGGGCCAAAAATAGTCAATCATGTTGAGAATTAGACCCTTGATATGTGAACCGTCATTATCCGCGTCTGTCATGATCATGAGACGACCATAGCGAAGCTCGGATACATCCTTGTACTCCTTACCTTGTTGGAGACCAAGGATCTTCTTGAGATCATTGAATTCCTGGTTCCCGGTAAGCTGTGCCACAGAGGCATCGCGTACATTCTTACATTTACCCCGAAGTGGGAAAACGCCGTAATGATCTCTTCCCACCACAGATAGTCCTGCGACGGCCAGAGTCTTTGCTGAGTCACCCTCTGTGACGATAAGGGTGCACTTTTTGGATTGAGCTGTTCCAGCTTTGTTTGCATCATCCAATTTAGGGATGCCAGTAATCTTAGACTTTCGTGCACCACCATCAGTCTTGGCAAGTTCTTTCATCTCCTTAAATTTTGAGAGAGCTGTAAGCTCATCGGAAATACCCGTTTTCAGGACATTTTTAACGAATGTTTTAGGCATCTCAAACTTGGAACCAAAATCCTGAGCTTTTAGGGTACACTCAGACTTTACCTGACTCGAGAATGAAGGATTCTCAAGGGTGGCCTTCACAAAGATAGTAAAGGTGTTCTTAACCTGTTGAGGTTTAAGTTTGATCTTCTTGGCCATCTCCTCGATGACACCGGATGCAACCAGGGATGCCACGTGGTCTACATGGGTTCCACCTTTCGTGGTACAGATACCATTAACGAAAGATACTTGTTCCATACCAGTCTCAGAGGGACCGATACACACGGACCAACGATCTCCTGTGACAGATGTGACATTCTCGACACCACTGTGCATCTTGGCATACATTTCAAAACTTTGTTTGGGGAGAACATCTCCGTTGAACTTGACCTTACAATTTGCTGTGGTACAAATGTTGGCATCCCAGACTCGTTTCTGAAAAATCTTGTAGATCGTAAAGTCCATCTTTGTCATCCCAAACCTTTTCCAGTCCGGTACGAATGTAATAGAAACAGATGAAGTCGATCCAGAATGTTTTTTTATTTTTGGTGGTTCACAGACAGTCATATTGTCGGACCATTTTTGTGTGTACATTTGCTTAGTCTCATGGTCTTTGATGATTATGGAAAACTGAGATGAGTAAATATTCGTCAGCTTAGCACCATAACCATTACGTCCACCCACAACACGCTTCTTGGAGTCGTCATAGTTGGTACTCGTGAGGAGATGTCCAAATGTAAGTTCTGGGTTCCATAGACCCTCCTTTTCATGCATACGAACACCAACACCACCAATTGGGCCATTGTTCTGAACAGTCACCGAACCACTGACTTTATCAACATCGATGGAGATGGATGTCACATGCTTAGGGTGCATTGAGTTGCGATCAATCGCATTGACGAGAATTTCATCAAAGATTTTCAAGAGAGCTGGGGAATATTTCAAGTTTGTCTTTTCAAACTTTTCATCATTGAGAGTCCAATAGGGTTCGACATTTAAGTCAACTGGACCGACATACGAGTCAGGTCTCTTGAGAATGTGTTCTATATGGGTGAGCTTTTGAACGCTTTCCATGATTACTTAAATTTATTACAAGTCTAATCTCTAACTTAAGTTTTCCTTTACATAAATGACCACCTCCAATAATGCATCCTATCTAACGTTTAGAAACAATTTTTACCACCTTTTCTACAATTTTCAAAGCAGATAATAAAAATAGTATCTTCTTGGTGATTGGTATCCGCATTTCAGTTGGGTGTGGTATAGAAGGTCTTCGCATTTTTTTATGTATTCGACGTAAAGCGTCACATGTCTCTATATATTTACCCTCTGACATCTGGTCTTTCACCTCATCGATAGTGTTCATCACTATGAATAGATCTTTATCTACTGCCATAAAGTAAGGTGATAATTTTTCTTTAGATACCTTAAGAGATGTACTTCTATTTCATCATCGCCATATTCATTCTCATTTTGTTTGTGCAAAATAAGTCCAGAGGAATAAAGAACACCGTAAAACATCTCATTAAGCAGTCGGCAAAGTACGCTACTACAGCTCAGCAAGATACAACCCCAGCCATTTCTATGCGAAACGCGAACTACGCGAGTGCGTATCTTCACGCAGCTAAAGATATTGCGAGTGACTCTCAGATTCATAACAGCACTGGTATCGACGTCAGAAAGTTTAAAGAGCATATAACTAATGTACAAGATATGGTTACAAAGAAGACGATTGATTCGTGTCCAGAATTTTCGGGACAAGTTGATATCTATTTGTCTGAAATAGCTACCTAAGTGAGTATAAAATATAAGAAAAGTAAGAACTAAAAATGCAAGTTATTCACGACACCGTGTGGGATAAGTGCCTGGCCGATGCGGTCAAAATGTTTCGTCTTGATGAACCAGACGATAAGTGCCATCGTCTAGCTGATGCGACCTGGAATATGAAGAGGAGATATCAGGAACATGCCAATAAGCGTCAAGATCGGCAAGTAATCATGATTGATAAAAACCCAGAGATTGTATCTGAGCAACGTGCGTCGAGTAAGAAGTTATGTGCGGCGTTGACGATGAAGGGTAAACCATGTGGGTTCAAAGCTTCGTGTGGGAATTTCTGTAAAAAACACCAAGCTAAGCCCTTGAAATTGGGTGCTAAAATTGATATGAAGAAAATTAAAATCAATGACTAATGTAAAGATGATGTTAGACGAAGACACACTTAGACCTGTTATAATAG